TTATTTGAGTGTTCCGGGCAGTTTTGATAGATATTTTTTTACCTTTTCTAAATGCTCCATTTGTTTAGTTTCCTGCTGTGCTTTTAGCACTTTGGGGTCTAAGTAGTGTTCTTCCGTCACTTGCGTGTCTGCATGGCCTACATACAGCGAGGCATCCTTTTCCGGCGCGCCTACTTTAAGCATCATGGTTGTATGCGTTTTGCGAAATATCTTGTATGTGCAGGTGATTTTAGGCGTGTTGACCTCGTTGCGGATAATCATTTTGTTCACATGGGCCAAATTTTGCGACCAAGCCTTTGAAAAATTGTTTACATTATACGGCTTGGGGGGGTTGCTGTTATCCATTAACACATAGGGGCCGGCGGATTTTAAGGCTTGAATATCGGCCAGTAAGTCTGGCGGAAAGTAAACGGGACGGTCTTTGTCCCGTTTGACGCGCCAAAAGGCAACGCCGGATTGTTTGTCTGCCGCGTTGGCGGAAATCCAAACGAGGCCGGTGTTAAAATCTATTTTGGATAACAACACGCTGTATGCTTCCTCCGGCCGTAAACCGGCGTAATACCCCATTTTTGCCGCCACGCGCATATTGGGGTTGCTGTATTTAAGAATCAATTCTATTTGCCACGGTTGTAATACGGATACCACTACTTTGCTGACATCCAAGCGTTTTTTGAGAGAATCCAAACTAATCACGGGAATGTAGCCTTCCGTCATTCCCCATTCAAACGCGCGGATAAGGCAACCCATATCTTTATTGACTCCGTAATAGTCCGTAGAGGCATTGTCCGCCTTGGCTTTAGTTTCCCGCCGGAAAGCGGCAATATCTTCGTAAGTAAGGTCATTAAGATAATGGGGTTTTATAAATGTTTGGAAATGTTCCAAGGCGTAGCCGTATTCCAAAATGGTACGCGGACGAAACAGATTCAGGCCGGAGCGTTTATCTTTTGCGGTGCGCAAGTAAGTGAGGAATTTTTCCTTAAAAAAATTCCATGTTTTGGAGCCGTCAAAGGGACGGTCCTTATTGTCCCGAATCAACTTTTCAACCCACTTTTTATATTGTTCTTCCCGCTGTTCCTTATTCCCATAAAAATACTTTTCATAACGGCGTTTGCCGATTTGTTTGCGATAACGCTGGCCGTTGCGGCCGGGCTTTTTATACGAACTGATATGTTTTGACGGCATAATTATTTGCTACCTCCATTGTAGGAAATGGCTAAATCTGCGCCTAAAAGAGCTTCTGCAAGGTTTTTGTCATCCGCATACACATCACACAGGAAGCGGAAATATTTGCCGCGTGTGCAGCGTTTGAGGGTGATTTTATGCCCAGTTAAAAAATCACGGGTAAAATTTTTTGCTTCTTGCGCCTTGGCCCTTTTGGTTTCATCCTTGCTTTTTAGTTCCGGAGTGTCTATCCCTCGCACCCGAACGGATACGCTTTTGCAAAAAAGTTTATAAGAACACGCCAAATATACCTTGAACGTGTCCCCGTCTATCACTTTGCCCAAGCGGACCTTGTAAAAATTACTGCTAGGCTGTTGGGCAAACAGCGGAAAACTTAAAAATACTAAAAAAATACTAATTATTTGTTTGTGCATTTGGCTGCCTCGTAGAGTTGGGCACCGCATCACGGTATGTGGTATTCGGTTTTATGTGAAAGGTGCGCTCGGTAAAGATTTTTCCATTCTTAAAAAACTGAACAATAAAGACGGCTTTATGAAACATAAGAACATCGTAGCGTCTGGGACGCAACAGAACCTCTGGCTTTGAAAGCAGGACCATTAATTCCATTTGAGTCTCAAACTTTTCTGTTTTGAAACTTTCTATTGTATTAAACGAGGCCTGAACGAAGTTTTCCGGCAGTTCAAAGTTTGTATCAAAAAAATGTTGTACAAGATTTTTTATCGTCTTGACTATTCGTTCTATCTTCTCTGGTGTTAAATCTGCAAGATAAGGTTTTACCAGAACTTCATTATCCTTTCCCTTATAAAAAAGAATAGTCTTAAACATAGTATCATGCATAAACATATTAAAAAATAGATTCAAACAAGGGATTGTGCGGGCAATATATCCTTCTTGGCGGTCTAATATAAATTGGATTTCGTCCTCTTTCTCGTCTTCCGTGCGAAACTTTACATAGAAATTGTATGCAATAGAGAAAGCAAAAATAAAAAGACAAATAACAATCCATACAGTATTATCACCGTGGTCATTGTTATAGGCGGCATAAATAACCCCAAAAATTGAAAGCCAAATAGCAGGATTTTTCATAGTATTTTCCTAAAAGATTTAGAGAGAACAGGGGCACGCGCGTAAGTATAATAAAAAACTAGGTTCCCTTTGACCGAAACCTAGTTTTATAATTATCATTATGTAAATAAATTTGCGTTTATAAGTTAAATATATCGTTTATAAATTAATTTGTCAAGCATTTTATTAAAAACTAGGAGGATTTATGACGGTAAAAAAAGAAAAAGATTTTATAAAAAAATTAAAATTAGCTATGTTGGAAAGCGGTTTTAATCAAGTTTCTTTAGCAAAAAAAATTGGCATAAAATCCAATTCCGTCAGCCAATGGCTTACAGGTAAAAACAATCCTAAACTATCCACTTTAGAAAAAGTAGCCAAGGCTACCGGAAAATCCGTTAATTATTTTTTTGATAATTCGCCCGTCGGAGACGGAAACAATATCGTTCATGGCAGTCACAACCAGACCGCCTGTAAAGATACTGTCAGTTTGGAAAAAGAAATTGAACTTCTAAAAGCAAAGCAAGAGGCCCAACATTTAGCAATAGCTAATTTAGCGTTGCGCTTAGAAAAATTAGAACATAAAAAATAAAGTTGTTATCGTCCGTTTTTTATCGCCGGAGCCAAGTTTACATAATGATAATTATTGGTACGAATGGTTTATCATTATGGACCTGAAAAACGATTTTTAATCGGCCGGCTCTGGAAACCGGAACGATGCCACCGACAAAAAGGGGCTTTACTCAGCAAATACAATTTTGCACTACGGCGGGGTATAGTACAAAACCTCACAACCGTGGTTTAAGCAAGCTGAGTAATGCAAAAGCGAGTGCCGATAGGCCGCAAGGCCGCCTTGTTCCAGCAAGGTTAAGTAGGTGCTCGCTTTTTTATTATAGCAAAAAGGTTAGACTATGAACGCTGTATATAAAAAAATTCCCCTTACTTGTTTTAGACCCAATGAAATTGTGCGGGACCGCGTGGGTAATATTTTTATCACGCGCGAAGGGGTGGCGGCGGTGTTGGGGATTTCGTTGGTGGCATTGTCTACAACGGCCAAAAAAAGAGGGCTGTTGCCACTGGCTAGATATATAAAAGGCGTTAAGCCTTATGTGTTGGAAGATGTGGAGGAATACTACAACAGAAGGAGTAAATGGTAATGAAAAGATTTTTTTATATGCTGAGTGCGCCGGAAGAATGGAGCCCGGCTTCTGTATTTGCCGTTGGATTGGCGTTTATATGGGCGTTGGCGGTGCTTGCCGGCGCGGCGTTTGATGCACAGTTTTAATGGAGAAGAATGTGACTAAACAGGAATTAGATGAACAGATAAAAAGCGGGGCAACCGCCCCGTTATTTGCCAAGGCGGGTGCGTACCGCGTGAGTTTTTACCCCTTTGAGGACACGCTGACGGACAGAGAAAAACAGGTTTATGCGTGGGCCACCGACCCAGACAATGAGGAAATTTGTGCGCCGGCGGAAGATATAGAAATTTTTGCGGAAAGCCTATACAGTACCGTTTATCACGGGTGGCGGTGGTACTGGAGGGCGTAAATGAATAGTGAAATAAGAATTCCTTTTTTTGACCTGCTGACAATCATGTTTGTAATTTGCATCCTTTCAGCGTTTGGCGGAATGGTAATCGGCGGGAGTATGCGCGCGGGTAGCATTAATAGCGTGTATAAGAGCGGTCAGGCCAGTTGCAACGTGTGCGAGGTGGTGCAAAATGGAAAATAAATTAAAACAGGTTGCACACATGCATAGTTTCAGAGATAAAGCAGGACGTGTGTTCGTAGCGTGCAGTGAATGTACTCGCGGTGGCAACGGTTCTGACAAAGACAAATGTTCGTGCGGGGGGCGCGTGAAACAGTTTAGGGGACAGGGTTGTTTTTGTGGGATTCTATTGCCCAAATACCACGAGGTGCCAAATGCAAAATTCTAAACTGAAACCGTGCCCGTTTTGCGGCAGTGCGGAAATTTATTCTTCGCCCCATATTGCAGTTGTGGTGTGTAAAAAATGCAGATGTTGGGGGCCTAATACTTGCATAACAGCCGCCCAAGCCATAGACATGTGGAACCGCCGCGCAGAGGATAACAATGACAGTAAAAATTGATATGGATATGCCAAGGTGCTGTACTATTTGTCCTTTTAAGAAAGGTTTTTTTGATAGCGAGACTTGGAATACAGTATATAAATGTGGTCTTGCATTAAAAAAAATTGATATTAGAAAAAGAAAACGGCCCGATTTTTGCCCGTTAAAAGAGTGCAAATAGGAGGACTTATGACAAGATACACCAAAAAACCCGTGACCGTGGAAGCCGTACAATTTACCGGCGACAACTGGCAGGAAATACAAAGATTTGTGCCGGAAAGCGTGCGCATTTACGACATGAACGGTTTTAGAATAAAAACGCTGGAAGGCGAAATGAAGGTCAGCACCGGGGACTTTATCATTAAAGGCGTAAAGGGCGAATTTTACCCCTGCAAGCCGGATATTTTCCAACAAACCTACATACGGGAAGGAAAGACCAACGTTAAGCCGAAGGCCTGCCCCTTTTGCGGTAAGAAACCACACATTTATAAAGTTCCTAAATTTCCAAAAGGATATTACTGGACTGTTCAATGTGAACGCTTGGATGTGATAGTCCATACCAGAAGTATGCAAAGCAAAAAAGATGCCATAGAAGCGTGGAACCGCCGCACAGAGGTACGGCAGAACGCTAAAAGAGCTTTGATTTAGATTTTCCGGCTAAAAGAACCGGACGGGCGCGAACAACTCCATAGATTGACTCCATGCCGCGCCCGAAAAATTTTTTAAGAGGAACCGGTATGTGGGTATTGCTAAAAATGCTTGGCCTGTTTGTGATTATTTATGCCATTGTAGGGGGAATTATCAGCCTGTTGGAGGTGCCCCATGAAGAATAAAAACCAAATTGTGTTTTGGGTGGAGGGAACGGACGTTAAAAAGGGGGTTCTGTTGGGGTGGGGGTGGACGGCTTGCGAATGTGCCGTTGCGCGTGTATTGACACCTTACGGACAGACCTTGGAAATACTGGCAGAGGATATTTATTTAAGCCATGGTGCCGCCATGAAAGAAGTGACCTGTTTGGCGGGGATTTGATATGAGTAAAGGATATGCAAAACTTTGGAGGTGCGAGGAAGACATACCCGCATTGTGGAAACATGCGGGTATGTTTTGCGCGTATCAAAAGTTGAAAGTTATGGTGGTTCATCCGTTTTGGAGTATTTCGGCCCCGTTGGCCGTATTGGCCAAACGGATGTGCGTAAGTGTTAATAGCCTGCGCACAGCCTTGAAAGGCTTAGTGCAGTTGGGCTTAATACGCGTGGAGCTGACAGATAGGGGCATTACAAAAATTACGTTGGCAACGGCTGATAATGAGCCGCTAGCGGGCGTTTTGGCGGGTGTTGGGCCGGCCGTGGGGCAAACCCAAGCAGGCACAACCACCCCGAAAGGCGAACTTTTTGCCTTGGGAGATACCGAAAGCGCAAATACCGTATCAAAATTTGATATGCCACAGGATGTAGCGTATCAAAATTTGACATGCCACCTGTATCAAAATTTGACACGCCCTTTAAGTAGTATTAAAGAAATTAATAACGGCAAGAAAACTACAACCCCCTGTACGTCCCCCACGGATTTTTTGGCAGGATTTGCGGCTTTTTGGGCGGCTTATCCGAATAAAAAAAACAAAGCACGCGCTTTGGCACGTTGGAAACGGGGAAAATTTCAGCCTAGTGAGATTTTGCCGGTTTTGGAAAAGCAAAAATGCTTGCGGGAATGGGTAAAGCAGGACGGGCAGTTTGTGCCGCGGGCGGATGCGTACCTCAACCAAAAACGGTGGCAGGACGAACTCCCTCAAGGGGAAGAATTTTATGTGTTGGATTTTAAGCACCCAAAAAGTGTGCGGGAAACAACGCTTCTGGCATGGCTAGAGGCGGTAAATCCGGAACTCTTAAAAAACGACAATTCAACCATAAACAGCGCGTTTGAAAACGATAGGGCCGATTTTGAAAAAATAGTGGCGTTGTGCGGCGGCTCGGTTCAGACGGCTTTTGCCGTTATGCGCCATGGGTGGCGCAAAGGGTGTAATACCATGCGTGCGGTGCGTGAGCGCGTGGCCGGATATTTGGACGAAATGAGGAGAGAATAATGAGCAAATTTGTGCGAGAGTTTGGCCCTGAAAAAAAACCGCTTCCGGCGGTGCGGGCGGCAAACGAATGTGAAAAATGCGGCAAGGCGGGCTATGCGGCGTTGCCCGTTATGTTGCGTGTGGCACCCGATAAGCCGGCTGAAACCGTTTTTTGGAAGAAACAATGTGTTTATTGCGGTGCGGTGCCCAAGTTGCGCCGGCGCGCGGCGGACGGCACGGAACAGTTGGTGCCGGCATTTTATATGCCTTATTCCCCCGGCCGCGGATTTAGCATAAAATATCGTGATTTTTATCTGCCCTTGGATTTGTATACGAATGACGAGGGAAAGGCAGATGTGGCTAAAAAAGTGCGTTTGGTGGCACAAATTGCCCATTTGGCCGAACAAAACCCAACAAGAAGTGAATTTAGTTGGGCGGAACTAAACTGCGCTCTTGACAATGTGTAGTTTATATACTACACTATCAAGGAGAGAATATGAAAGAAATTGTATTTTACACCACGAAAAACGGCAAGAGTCCGTTTTTGCAGTGGCAAAAAAAATTAAAGGACCCCTTTACTCTGGCGCGTATTGATAAACGCTTGCGCGAAGCCGCCGCCGGATATTACGGTGACTACAAAATGCTAGGGGATGGCCTACTGGAATTACGGCTGGCGTTTGGCAAAGGGTACCGTGTGTATTTTGCTGAGTGTGACGATGTTATTTTGGTGATTTTGAACGGGGGAACCAAAAACACCAAAAAGGAACAAAGCCGCGATATTGAGGCGGCGCGGGCCTATTTAGAGGATTTTTTAACGCGGGAGGTAGAAAATGATTAATTTGAACGCACGCCAAAAGAAAGTTTTGGCCAAATTTCCTAAATTTGACGATGTGCAACTGGCACGGTTAAAAAGTGACCCTGCCTATTTGCGCGCGTATGTGAGCCTGTGCTTGCAGGAATACGCCGATAACCAAAATATGGACTTGCTGAAAACTTCGCTTGGGATTGTCGTGCGCGCGTTGGGGGCTACGCAGGTAAGCCGCAAGGTACACGTGAGCCGGACGGGGCTGTATCGGTCCTTTACGGCCAAGGGGAACCCGTCTTTTGCAACAGTATGCGCCGTGTTGAATATGGCGGGTGTGGGCCTGACGGCGTACCCGTTGTCCCGTTAGGGGATTGACTCCTTTGGTAAACAGCCCCGCGGTTTGGCGGGGTTGATTTTTGGAAAAAAATTTTCCATAATACTGTATCAGTTGCTTAAACCGAAAAGGATTTCTGGAAAAAATCCTGTTGTGTTGTTTTGGGGACTCCGCCAACCGTAAAAGGTTGGTTTTTTTATGCCCGAAAAACAAAAAGAGAACTGGGAGCAACTGACAAACGAACTGGACGGAGAACTGCAACGCCTCTTGGCGGAGCCGTATGGCTCCCCGTGCGTGCAACTGCAACTGTTTTCCGATTTCTGCGAAGTAAAAGCCGCGCGCAAAGGCAAAAATAAATGGAATTTTGAGGACGAGCTCCTCGCGCAACTTTTGGCGCGGGGATATTCCCGTTTGGAAGCCTATAAACTTTCTCATAAAGATTCTAAGACGGCTAACCTGAATACGCTTTACCCAAACGCCTCCCGCGCGTGCAACCGTAGCAATGTGCTAGCAAGGGTGGAGGACATAAAACGGACGCTCCAAGACCGCGCGCTGATGAGTACGACGGAGTATTTTTCTATTCTAAACGATATTGCCAGAAAACCTAGCAAGAATGGGGATAGAACAGCCGCCTTAAAAATGATTGGGCAAATTAAAGGCGTGTTTCAGGCAGAAAAAGGACTGCCCGGCTCTGCCGGTGAACCGTTGGTACTGGCTTGGGCAACTGCGCCGGAGCCGGCAACAGGACCAAACAGGGCGGAAGGTACGCGGACAGGAACAACCGGGGCGGAAGGTACGCGCCGGGAAGAGGGCCAAAACCATTTTGGTAAGACCAACGATATGGTTTCCGGCGAAGGTACGCGGACAGAAGAAAAGCGCGGGGCGTATTCGGGCGCTGTTTCTAACTTGGCCGACGGACGCAAACAGGATAAGGCGGCAAGCTCTTTTTCCGTGTCCTTGGGTAGCCTAGCAGACCAAAAAGAGGGGGGCCGCCATGCCTAGCTTGCTGATACCGTACACGCCCAGATTCCCCCAAACAGAAATTCACCCGCAACTGGAAAGCCACCGTTTTTGCGTACTCGTCACGCACCGCCAAATGGGTAAAACCGTTTGCGCCGTAAACCACTTGCTCAAACAAGCCTGTATGCTGAATCTGCCAAACGGAAGATATTTTTATGTGGCGCCCTTTCTGAAACAGGCCGAAATGCTTGTGTGGGATTATTTTAAGCGTTTTACCGCGCCGTTGGCGGCTATGCCAACCGCTAGCGGCCAAATAAAAAACTTGCTCCAAATAAACGAAGCAAAACTTTCCCTGCGCTTGCCCAACGGGGCGGTGGTGCGGGTGTTGGGGGCCGATAACCCTGATGCCATGCGCGGTACTTATGCCGACGGAATAGTGCTAGACGAATACGCCCAAATCAAACCCAATGTTTTTAACGAAATTATCCGCCCCATGCTTACCAGCCGCAAAGGGTGGTGTGTGTTTTTGGGAACCCCCAAAGGGCAAGACCAATTTTATGATGTGTACTGCCATGCCGCTAAAGAATTTGCCGCAAATCCGCACGGGGAGTGGTGGGCCGGTATGTACCGCGCCGACCAAACAGGTATCATTGCGCAGGACGAATTGGCGCGTATTCAAACCGAAACGCCCGAAAATCTATTCCGCCAAGAATACTTGTGTGATTTTACCGCCAGCAGAACGGACGTGCTTATTCCGATTGATTTGGTTTTGGCGGCCCAAAAACGCTTTTACAATGAGTACGAATTGCGCGGCGCACCCAAAATACTGGGCGTGGACCCCGCGCGCTTTGGTGACGACAGGAGCGTGATTATCCGCCGCCAAGGTTTACAGGCCTTTGCCCCGCGTGTGCTAGCCAAGTTGGATAACGTGCAACTGGCCGGACTGGTGGCGCAGGAAATAAAAGACTTCCGGCCGGACGCCGTATTTGTGGATGCGGGCCAAGGCGCCGGCGTGATTGATGTGTTGCGCTCTCTGGGCTATGAGGTGACGGAAGTGCCGTTTGGCGGGGCTTCCTTGCAAGCGGGGCGCTACCGCAATAAACGCGCGGAATTGTGGGGGGAAATGGCCGAATGGATAAGACACGGCGGCGCTTTGCCGGAGCAAGAAACCACCCTAGCCAATGAACTGGCTAGCGCGGTGTATGATTTTGACGAGGCCGGAAAAATGCGCTTGGAAGCCAAAGATAAAATTAAAGCACGGTTGGGAAAAAGCCCCGACCTAGCCGACGCGCTGGCCTTGACGTTTGCCGCGCCGGTGGCTTCGCGCGAGCAGCGGAGTATTTGGGAGCAAAAGACAACTTATGAGGTGGAGTGGAGTGTATGAAAATATCCAAAATTGATATTTGCAACTTGGCTTTGGCCAACTTGGGGCAGGCGCCTATTAACGCTTTAACTGACGAAAACGAGCGGGCCCGTAAGTGCGAACTGTTTTATGAGGTGGCTTTGGGGGAAACCTTGCGCGCTCACCCGTGGAAATTTGCCGAAACAACAGCACCCTTGGCTCTGTTGGCGGCCGAGGCCCCCGGTTGGAGGTATGTGTATAAATACCCCGCGGAGGCGGCCCATGTGCAGCGTGTGACGTTGGGTAATATGCCGGTAGGGTTTCATATTACGGCGGTGCCGGATTTTGGCCGTGTGATTTTGTGCAACGCCAGAGAGCCGTACGCCGTATATACACGCCATATCACGGACCCGAGCGAATTTGATGAATGTTTTGTGCGGGTGTTTGCGTGGACTTTGGCGTGCGATTTAGCCTTGCCCCTAACACAAGACAGCGCCCTGATGCAACAGGCCCAAAACCAAAAGCTCATGGAGTTGGATAAAGCCCAATATACCAACCGCGAAGAAGGGGACACGGTGGCGCGTTATGCGTGCAGTTATCTACCGGGGGCTTTGCCGCCGGTAGCGGGCAGATAAGCCAAAAAATTCAGACGGTATATAGAAATTAAGGAGAGAAACATGAAAAGACTTTTCAAACTCTTGGACGGGCTAAACTGTTTGGCCCACCAAGCCGGTGTTCCCGCTGATGCGGGTGCTGGCGGTACAGAGCCGCACGCAAGCACTCCCAGCGTTTTGGACGGTACTGCGGCCCCCGCAGAAGGTGCGGCGGACCCCGCGCAAAGTAGCGCGGCCCCCGCAGCAGGTGCGGCGGACCCCGCGCAAAGCAGCGCGGCCCCCGCACAACCGCCCGCAAACACTACCATTTTGGACACCACGGGCCAACCGGGTGCAGCAGGGCCGGCGGACGATAAAACCGCCGGAAAAGACGTAAATAAGGCCGCGCCGGAGGCGTTGGCTGACATTAAAGGTGCGGACGGGTTGGAATACGCAGAGGGCGAAATTGACGAATTAAAAGCCCTTTGCACCGAAAATAAAATTTCGCCCCAAGCCGCGCAGGCCATTTTGGACTGGCAAGCCAAGTTTGCCAAAGTGGCCGACGATAAACGCACGCAGGCCGTACAGGAAGAAATGGCCGAGTTTGTGCGCAAAGAGGCCGAGAAAAACTTAAAAATCGTCCACCAAGAGTGGGGCACGGACCCCGCCCAAGTGGCCGAGAACGAAGCGGCCGTGGCACGCGCCATGCGCGCATTTGCCGACGAGGGTTTCCGTAAACTGATGAACGAAAGCGGTTTGGGAAACCACCCCGACGTAGTGCGGTTTGTAGTAAAGGCCGGAAAAGCCATTACGGACGACCGCTTTATTGTAGGCGGAAACGGCGGCGCCGCCAAGAAGGATTTGGCGCACCGGATGTTTCCTAACGCGAAGTAAAGGAAAGGATATTTTTTATGCCAAACTTAAATATTGTTGACTTGCTGTCCCGCACCCATAATGACCAAATTTTGGCGGTGGGCGAGACGCTGGCCCAAACCAACCAAATTATTCAGGATATGCCGATGGTGGAGTGCAACGACGGAACGGGCTTCAAATCGGTTATCCGCACCGGCTACCCCGAAACGGGTTGGCGTAAACTCAACTACGGTGTAAAGCAGAGCAAGAGCGAAACCAAACAGGTGCGCGACGGCTGCGGTATGCTGGAAGCGTGGGCCACGACGGACGAAGACTTATATAATTTGGCCAAAGACAAGGCGGCTTTCTTAAAAACGGAAAGTGACGGGTTTTTGGAAAAAATGGGCCAAGATTGGGCCGAAGCGCTTTTTTATGGCGATTTGGCCAAAAATCCGGAAGTTTTTAACGGTTTTGGGGTGCGTTATAGCGCGCTGACTGGGAATGCTCCGGCCGTTAAAAACGTGTTGAGCGCCGGCAGTAAAGCGGACGCTAAAAATACGTCCATTTGGCTGGTGGGGTGGAGTGACTCCAAGGTACACGGTATTTATACCGAGGGTTCCACCGCCGGTATCAAGCATGAGGACTTGGGTGTCCGGCCGTGGAAGGACGAAAACGGCGGAAACTTGAATATGTATGTAAACCATTACAAGTTAAATACCGGCCTTACCGTGCGCGATTGGCGCTTTGTGGTGCGCATTTGCAACATTGATTCCACCAACATTAATTCGGATGCCCTGTTGGATTTAATGGTGACGGCAAAAAACCGCATACCGAACCTGCAAGCCTGCAAGCCGGTGTTTTATGCCAACCGTGATATTATGAGCGCGTTGGAAATTGCATACAAGAATAAATCCAATGTCATGCTTTCTTTGGGTGAGGCACAAAACGGAATGAGCGAGCTAAAAGCAAGCGGCATCCCCGTGCATACTTGCGACGTGCTGAAAAACACGGAAGCGGTAGTGAAGTAAGGAGAATCTATGATTTGCGATAAAGAACTGGAATTGTTGGATAATACGCCCATTAAGGGGGCGGCCATTACAGGCCCGTCTGTGCGTGTGGGCCATACTACGGCGGCTAATCCGGCGGTAATTGCCGTGTTTGCGCACGGGCTTGCCGGCGGTACGGCTACCACCGTGGCGGTGGAAACGGCAAGCGACGAGGCATTTACCTCGCCCGAAACGCTGGCCGAGTTTCCCACCGGCATTGGGGACGGCCTTGTATTGCAGGCGGCTTTGCCGTTTGCTTGCAAGGAGTTTGTGCGCTTGAAAGTGACCCCCGAAGGTACTTTTACCGCCGGTACGCTTTCCGCCCGTGTAGGGTGGGGCGCAGAACTGGGCGCGTAAATAAAAACCTCCTCCGCCTTGCGCTCTATGGCAGGGCGGAGGAGGAAAGAAAATGCTAATTGAGGAACCCCATGCCTTTTACAAAAACACAATATTCCTTTGCCGCCGGTGAACTGGCGCCGGAACTTTACGGCCGTACGGATTTGGAAAAAAGCGACTCTGCCGTGGCGGTAGCGCAAAATATGCTACTGCACGAACAGGGGGGGCTGTTTTCCCGCCCCGGTATGCGCTTGGTGGCGGTGCGTAAATACGCGCAAGACGGCGTGGCATTGGTAAAGTTTGTGTTTTCACCCACGGATAACTGCGTGGTGGAATTTGGGGAAAAGTACATTCGTTTTGTGGGGAAGAACGGCTATCAGACCCAAAACGGCAAAGTGTATGAGTTGGCAAGCCCCTTTACAAAAGAAGACCTAAAGTTTTTGACTTTTGACCAATCCGGTGATGTGTTGTTTTTGGCGTGTGCGGGCAAACCGCCTTATACCTTAACCCGAAAGGCGGCGGATAATTGGCTTTTGGAAACTTATAAAAACACCCACGGCCCCTTTGATACTTATAACGGGGATAGAGCCGCCCTTACCTTGGAAGCGGACGGACGGGTGCTGTTGACCCAAATGTCCGCGTATCAATTTACCAAAGAAGACGAAGGCGGATATTTTAAGTTAGAAAAGGATTTTGAAGCAAAAAGTTTATCTTTTACCCAAACGAACGCCGCCACCGCGGCTGAACTTTTGAAACAGGTATTTGCTTGTGCGGGTACTTGGCAGTTAGACACTACCGGCAGTTGGACGGGAACAATTAAGGTGGAGCAAAGCTCGGACGGCGTAAGTTGGAAAGCCTACCGTTCTTACTCGTCCACTTTGTTCAAAATAGGGGATAGCGCCACCGGACAGAATTTTAACTCTAACGGAGAAATATCCGGCGAGATTAAGTTTTTGCGCATTAATGCTACAAATTGGACGGCCGGAACAGCATATATACAGCTGCGCCTGCCTGCGTTTACCTATAACCTGTTTGGCCGCATAGACGAAGTAAAAGCACCGGCGCAAGCGTATGTGAGCTTGGATAATTATCCGCCGGCACAAAACCGGAGTTTGGCGGGCAGTGTGGAGTATTTGAACTATGATTTGCCGGCTATGAGCGCAAATGCGCAACCGGAGGGACGGGCATTTTATGTGGAGCCCGGCTATCAAGGGGCTATTACCCACGAAGACGGCACGGTATTGACTACTTATGACACCGCTTATAAAGCGCGCGATAATGACCCGAACACCTGTGCCCTATTGCCTGTTTTTACTTATACGGACGGCCTAAAACTGGGGTATGAATTTAACGCGCCTAAATTAATGACACAATTAACCGCACGGATAAGTCTGCCCACGGCGGGCGCTTGGCAAATGAAAGGATATGTGTATTCCAAAACCGCCGGTTGGAAAGAGGCCGGAACGTGTGAATTTGATGCCAACTCCCCCACTATGCAAACCTTGCATTTTGACCCAGTAATTGTGGACGGCTTTGCGGTTTCTTTTAAGTGTGCGGGCACAGAGGCCCCTACCGCCGCCGAAGTGCGTGTTTATGAGCTGACGGCTAATACCAAAACGGTGGCCCTGTCGGCCGATATTATGAAGTTTTATGCGCCGCGGTGGGGCAAGCGGCAAGGCTGGCCCAGCGAGGTACGTTTCTTTCAGGCAAGGTTGGCTTGGTTTAACGGGTTTCATGCCGAATTAACCAAGACGGACGATTATTATAATTTTGAAATGTCCTTAAAAGTAAAGGATGATGATGCCATTTCCGCTAACTTAAAATCTACCGGAATGTGCAGCGTACGCCATGCCATAGGCGCCCGAAAATTAATGGTGCTGACGGACGGCGGCGAATTTGTAAATACGGCTGAGGTGCTGACGCCCACCCAAAGCGGATTTGCACAACAAAGCAATTACGGTTGCGCATGGGTGCGCCCCGTATTGGTGGGGCCGCGGGTGCTGTTCGTCACACTAATGGGCGGGCGGCTTTGTGATTTGCAGTATGACTACTCTAGCGATAACTACCAAGCCCAAGATTTATGCGCGCTGGCCCCGCATTTATTTGAGGGCCGCCAAATTGTGCAGTTGGATTACCAAAGTGACCCAACGGGGCTGGTGTGGGTGGTGTTGGATAACGGCGTGCTGTTAAGCCTTTCTTATGCGCGCCAACACGGCCTTTTGGCGTGGACCCGCCATACTACGCAGGGGGAAGTGGAACAAGTGTGCGTACTGCCTGATGAACGCGAAAACCGCGTGTTTTTGGCGGTAAAACGCGGCAATGTGCGGACCATTGAGGTTTTGGCTACCCAACTGCCAACTGCGCGGGAAAAGGCGTTTTATGTGGATAGCGGGGTGCATAAAACCTTTGAGGTGCCTACCCAAACGGTGGACGGTTTGGCTCATTTGGAAGGCCGCCGCGTAGCTATTTTGGCGGACGGCAACGTAGAGCCGGAGCAAACCGTGCAAAATGGGCAAATTACATTGACAAGGCCCGCTACAACCGTGGCTGCCGGACTCCCCTTTGTGCGTTTGGTAAAAACGCTCCCTTTATGTGTGAGTGGCCAAAACGGTGAATTTATAAACCGCTTACGGCCGGTATGTGCGCGGGTGGGGCTAAAAAGCAGTGCCGGCGGATATGCCGGCGCGGACGGGCAAAAAGCGGACCCGTTGTTTTACGCAACGGACGAAGAACTGTTTACGGGTATGGTGCGTTTTAATATAAGCGCTACCCATGAAGAACACCCCCAGATTTGTTTGTATGGATTAGAGCCGTTGCCATTGAATATAACAAAATTAGTGGTGCAATACGCATAAAAAGGAAAACGAACATGAACATTGATAACCGAACGAAACAACGTTTTGAAAGCATTAAACAGGAAAGCGCGCGCTACCATGATGTTTGGAAAGATATTTGCACGCACTTTTTGCCCACTTGCGGCAGTTTTAACCAAAAACCGAGTGATAAAATTACACTGGATTATATGAAATTGTTGGATGCGGACCCGAACACTTATATTGTGTGGTTGGCGGCCGGTATGATGAGCGGCATGACCAACCCGTCCAGAGAGTGGTTTTCGTTAGGTACGGATAAGGGCGTGTGGGGGGAAACACCCGAGGAAGCAGAATACTTAAAAAAGCGGCGCTCCCGCATTGAAAATACCCTGCACAGAAGCGGCGTATATTTAACCCTTTTCAAAATGTATATGGAACTGCCTACGGTGGGGACTTATGTTTTTTTGGTAGAAAAAGACCCCGTAAATGTGATGCGTACGATTGCTTTTACCATTGGGGAAACTTATTTGGGGGTGGGCGAAACGGGCAAAATAGATACTTTTGGCTGTACCCATTGGCTTACCCCGCGTGAAATGGTAAGCGCGTTTGGCCCGCGTGTACCCCAACATATACGCGACCGTGCCGAAAAAGACGGCGCGTCCAATGAGCGCATTGCCGTGTATCAACTGATTGAGCCGAATAGAAACAGAAAACTGGATGCCTTGGACGATAAGAACAAAGCCTTCCGCTCTGTGTATTGGACCAGCGGAGTAAATGAATATTTGCGGGAAAGCGGGTATGACCGCTTCCCTGTAATTTGCCCGCGGTGGGATTTGAAACACCACAACGCCGTTTGGGGTATGGGCCCCGGTTGGGTGGCCTTGGGCGCGGTAAAAAGCCTGCAACGCGTGACGGCGGACGAATATCTGGCCGTAGAAATGGGTATTAAACCGCCGCTACTGGCCACCGCCGGCGCATTTAAGAGCGAAATTAACTTGCGCCCCGGTGCGGTGCTGTGGCAAAGCCAAAGTGTGACGGACGGACTCAAGCCGCTTTTTCAGGCGCAGATGGATTTGGGCAAGGCCGAGCTGTTAGTCAGCAAAGTAAAACAGACCCTAAAAAGCCAGTTCTTTGTTGATGTGATGGCCACCATGCTTTCCGACCCCAAAACCAACCAAACCGCTACCGAAGTGGCCGAAAAGGTGCAGGAACGCCTTGCCATTATGGGGCCTGTATTGGAACGGTTGGTAGAGGAATGCCACAAACCCTTAATTGAATTGGCCGATGCCTATAATGCCGAACAGGGCCTTTATGACGATTTAATACCGCCCGAAAGTTTGCAGGGGGAAGAATTAAAAATTACGTTTAATTCCATTTTCCATGAGGCGCAAAAGGCTTCCGGCACGCGTTCTATGGATATGTTGGTGGGAAGTTTTGGCCAGTATGCCCAAATTAAACCCGAAATTTTGGACTTGTTAGATACGGACAAGCTGGGCCGGTTGGTGGCGGAAAAACTTTCGCTTACAGAAATGATGTTGGACGAAGATAAAGTATCCGCCGTCCGGCAGGAGCGGGCGCAGGCCCAACAAACAGCCGCCGAAATTGCGCAGGCCCAAAGCGCGGCAGATATAAGCCAAAAATTGGCCGCCGCCGACAAACAGACTGCCGGACTTGATTTTAGAGGGGGGTATTAAAACGGCGTACGCTCCTATTATGGGGGTATGTTCAGGGGGATATTAGTCTAATTTTGATAGGGCTTTGAATAGTTTTTTATGTTTTTCCAAAATTTGGTCAATTTGTTTTTCTAACTCTTTATTGGATTTATTTTCCATATACAAATTTTAACTCAAAAAGAGGAGGTTTTCAAGGAGATTATGAACAAAAAATTAATTAGACGGGTAAGAGATTTATTAAAAAACAGAGAAATGCGCCTCTTTCTGTTTGATTTCATGCAAACGTGCCAAACCTTTAGCCATGGGTTTGTGCCAAACGACCCGCACGCAACCAGTTTTCACGCGGGGCAGCGTTCCATGGGTTTGTATTTGTTTGATTTGATTATGGCCGCAAGCCCAGATGCGTTTGTGCAAATGCGGCGGGAATGGAACGAAGAAGTTAAAAGTAAGCCGTCCGGTGCGCAAGAAAAGCACCTTTGGCAGCCAGACTGCACGGAAGAAAAAGAATTGCAATAAACGCGCAAAAAATAAAAACAGGAGAGTACACATGGCGTTCCCAACAATAAAAGTAATGCAACAGACAATGGATACGTTTTCCGGCGTGGCAAGCCAGTATTTGGCAGGAAAACAAAAGCGCGCCTATTACAAAGCGCTTAAAGAAACCAACCTTGCCAATGCCGCTATAAACGACATACAAACCGCACGCCAGACGGCTTATATTAACGAAAGCGCCGCCAACCAAATACACCAGTTGCGCCAACAGGGTGAGGCAACGGAAGGTTCTGCCAAGGCCGCTATGGCGGCAAGTGGCATGGATTTATCCAGCGCCAGTGCGCAGGCGGTGCTTTCCAGTAGTGAGCGTGCCCTAAAAGAAGACGAAAATTTATTGCGCTATCAAGCGGAAACCCAAGCCTTTGAGCAAAATAAGCAGGGCGCGTTGGAATCGGCCAGTTTAAGAAGCCAAGCCAAATTGGCTGATATTGCCGCCAGACAGGCGCGCTACAATGCCAAGTTTAAGATGTTGGGCACCCTTTTAACGGGTGCGGTGCAAACAGGCGGGTTGATTTTTGATAATTTGCAAGACGAAAAGAAACGCAACCAAACAGCTTAAAAGGCTTTTTAACAGGAGGGAAAAGATGAGTTGGTGGAGCAAAAAAGTAAAAAAACCGTTGGGCCGCTTTGGCGGCTATATTGGTGCGGGCGCTTTGGCCGGACTGGCCGCGTTTACGGGCGGTGCTACATTACCCGCCGCACTAGCGCTAGGGGGGGCGGTTGCCGCCGGAACAGGTGTGCAGGGTGAAAACGCATACAAGGGCCAACAATCAGCCCAGAGAGCAGAAGCCGAACAACAACGCGCAAACGAAGAAGCGCGGGCCATAGCCGCCGCACAAGGCGGGGAACAGGTGGCCGACAACGCGGCGGAGAGCCTTTCTACGGACGAAAAAAATAAAAAACGCAGGGGCTATATTTCCACATTAAGCAGCAAAAACAGCAACTTGTTGTTGGGCGCGGCTGCCAGCGGGAAAAAGAGCCGCTTGGGGGATTAGTTATGCAAGTACCCGTTTATAAAAACCAAGCCGTATTACACGCCACCCGCGCGGCCGGCCATACGGTGCGTGCGGCGGAGCCGGAACTATTTGACAACGGAGCGCAAAATGTGGCCCGTATAGGCGCACAACTGGCGCAGGCAGGTGACCCGTGGGCCCATGGGGAAAAAACCTTGCACGAACAATTAGCCTTAGCCGAACAACGCCGCCAAAAGCGTGAAAGTGTGGCGCGCCAAAGTGAAATTTTATTGGGGTTTGAACGGGAAAACAATGAGCTGTTAAACGGAAAATTAGACGAAAACGGAAAAACGGTAAGCGCCGGTTTTTTGGGGCGCAAATTAAAAGATGCCGAGGGCACCGCCCGCGATTATTATACCCAAGGCGGCCAACTGGTAAGTAAATATACCGCTATGGCCAAAACGCCCGAGGAAGCCGCTTTTGTGCGCCAAACCTTGGCCCGCAGTTTTGAGGATAGTTATAACCGCACGATAGTACACCAACTAAACGAGGAACGCCAAAGTGCCGATAGGGCCGCGCAGGCATTTTATAAGAGCGCGGCCGGTATGGCCGGTGGGATTTCCACCCCGCAGGATATGCGCGCACATTTGGATAGTGTCTATAAAATTGCGGACGAAAACGGCCAAGGCCGCGGGCTATCCGCCGAGGAATTACAACTGGCGCGTTATATGCAGGCGAGCGACAACGTATCGGCCGCGGTAAACGGGGCCATTATAAACGCCAATGTGCGCGCGGCTAGGCAGGTGCTTGACGGCGTAAAGAAAGACTTACTGCCGGACGATTACAACCGCTTAAATAACCTTATTAACAAGGCCGAACAAACCAAAGTGCAAGGGGCTACCCACGCACAGGTTGCCCCGCTTTATGAGCGTGCTTTGGCTATGGCACAAAAAGAGCCGGAAAAATTGCAAGAAGAAATTGTCGGGCTGATGCGCAACCCCGCCAGTGCGCTTACCCAATACAGCCAAAACTTTGGCCCGTTGGATGCCAAGGGGCTTTTGGAATATGCCAAATGGGTGCAAAATAATTTGTTAGACAGCCCAGACACCCGTGCCGGACAAATCAAACGCTTGAACTGGCAAAATGTGGAGCGCGAATTTGCCGCGTATGAATGGGAAATAAAAAGCGGTAAGGCGCCCAAAATAGGCAATAAGGATATGAACAACCCGCAAACCGTGTTGGCTACCATTGCCGCTTTGGACGGAGCCATTAAGCACCATGCCTTTAACACGAACGATACGCAAACCGCCAAGCAACATTTGGCCCAACTGCGCCAAGCGCTGGGCACTATGCAAGCCAAACCAAACGATACGGTTTATGGCGAGGTCGTCCGGCAGGCTAATTTGCTTTCTAATGGCGGCAAAGTGCGCGGGGAAGCGGGTTCAACCAGCCGTTTGGCCCCCATGGAAGTAGAGGGGATTTCTTTACTAAAAGAACGCGAAGTAAAGAACTATGAAGACTACAACATAGGCGGGTTTTTCTTGCCCGAAGAAAAAAGTTTTATTATTGAGCAAACCGTTTGGGCTTTGCAAAGAAAAAACATCAATTTACTTGCCGAAGACCCTGACACCCTAAATTTAGCCAAACAAGCCGTACAGGAGGTAGCCAAACAATATATGGATAACCGATATACCATAAACCGTAATGACGTAATGGACGTACAGGTGGGAGAAAATACATTTAAGTCCTACGGTATTAAACCAAACCCTAATTTGGGAATAGCCCTGCAAAACAATATAACCGGCTACCGCTATGAAGAAATAAACGACACCGCGTATTTAGTAAAACGCGATAAGAACAACAATGTATTACACAGGCAACTTTTATGAACGAACAAGAACAAACCGCTAAAACCCCTTTCACCACCCCCGCACCGTTTGCCGCTTTGGAGCCGGAGCGCAGAAGCATCTATTTGCCCGAAGAACAGTTAATCGTAAATACCACGTTGCAACGGGCGGAAGAAGTAAACTACGCCTTGCAAACGGAGCTTTACAAAAAGGCAAAAGATAATTTTTTTGCGTTCAAACGTTTGGACGAAAGCATCCCCGATACCACCTACCGCCTTTGGAAAACGCCTTACCGGGCGGTAGCCAATGCGGGTGTGTCTATGTGGCAGTCGGGCGAGCGCCTTATGGCGGGCGGCATCGGCGCCATATTAGACGAATACGAATATATGAAGCAAGACAGCGCGGCCCGCAAAAAATACAGGGAATTATACCAACAGTTAAATGAACAAGCCCCAGACTTGGAAAGCCGGAAGGAGGCTTTATCGGCACAAGCAGAGCAGGAATTTAACCAAATCCGTCAAGATTATGAGCATAACCGCAAATTGGGGCGGGATGCCTTACTGGTAATGAGCCAAAACCACGCCAAATTCCGCGAACTGGCCGGTATTGCAAAGGACGAAAGGGACGGATTTATTTACGACTTGTTTGGCGCGGGCGGTAGCCTTATGGCGGCTATTGGCCTTACGGTGCTGACGGGTAGCCCCGCGGCGGCCGCTATTGCCTTTGGCACCACGGCCGGACAGCAGGACTATGAAGAAGCCTTGCAAAATGGGGTTGCTCCGGAGCGGGCATTACGCGCCGGCCTTGCCGGCGGCGCATTTGAGGGCGGCATTGAACTACTGGGTATGGAAATGCTGTTTAAGAGTTTAACCAAAACGGGCGTATTGGGGCGTATTGCCGCCGCGGCTTTGAGTCAGGGCAGTGAAGAATCCGCCCAACAGACCGCCGAAGAAATTATTATGCAAAACTTTGGCGGCCGCCAGCAGGAATTGGCCGACACCTTTCTGGGCATTGGGTATTCGTTTGTTATTGGCTCTTTAACGGCGGTACCTGTGGCTACGTTGGTGAACCGTGCAAGCAAAAAACTGCAAGACAAAGGCATTAAAAAAGAAACGGCGGATAAAATGGCCCTGAATATGGCCAAAGAAACGGCCACGCCTGAAAATAACGCAGAAGTGCATAAGATTTTATCCAACGCCACCAGCCCGCTTGTTTACCCTCATGGGGATGTGGAACAAGGGGCGCAGGCGTTTAAGGAGTCCGTTGATAAAGCGCGCAACCCGGACAGGGAAACCACCCGCAAAATGTATGAGGTGGCGGAGCGCACGGAGCAAAAAGCCTTGGCCGCCGGCTACAATACGGATAGCGCGGCACTGTTTGGCAACTTGGAACAAAGCCGCGCCAACAGCGTGCTAAACGTGGCGGGGCTGAAACCGAGTGAGTTTGAAATGACGGAAGTGGATTTTGAAAACGCCCCCGTGCAAGATAATACCCAAGCCGTACAGGATGCCGTGGCCGCCCAGCGCGAACAATGGAAGCGCGAATACGAGGAACAGCAAGCCCGCAAAGCGCAAGCAAAGGCGGCCGCCGACGCGGAATTTGACCGCAAACTGGCGGAATCGGGGCTAACAGAAAAGGATTTTTTGTTGCAGGAAAGCATAAATAAAAATGTGGTAGATTTAACGGACCCGTTTGCTGACATTGCCAAATTGCCGGCAGACCAGCGCGCCGAAAAAGTGGAATTTGCCTTGAACGCCCTTATCGGCCATGCAATGGATACGGCAACCCCGCCCTTGCAAATACAAATTACGGAAGATAACAAGGTCCATATTAAAAACTCTAACGTAAAACTAAAAAAAGGACAATTAAAACGCCACCAAACCGCCCTGACCACATTGGAAAAAATTGTTAATGTGGCCCAAAAAACAGATAGAAAGGGTGAGGTGGACACGGCCCATAATACCAGTAAAAAAACATTGGCCCATAAGGCTAATGTAGAAGAATATGTGTATTTCCAAGCCTTGGTAAAAATTGGGAAAGAGCCTTTCTTAGTGGAATTGGCTACGGAACGCGTAAAAGGGCAGGATAAAAATTTGTTAGACCTGTATAACGTACGTGTAAAAAGGAACCCCACAGCCGCGCATTTAAGCACTTTGCCGCAGGGTTCCAGTACAGATAGGATAACTAATAAAGAGGATGTTGTCAAGGCCCAAGAAAGCGGAAAGACAAATAATCCGTCTGAACTGTTGCAGGAAAATTTATTTAATATCCAGCAAAATCCGGAAGAAATTACCGAAATTCATAACCAAAAGACTGGCGAGGTTATCCCGCTGGAAATGAACCCTAATTTGGAAAGAGAGGCCCCAGCCGCAGTATTGGAAGTACACCCCTTGCAGGAACGCATTTCACATCCTCGCGCTTACCGTGATTTGGTGCTAGGAAAAGACCTACGAATACTGCTTACCAATAAAAGCAGTGGCGACCAAGCCGAACTGCGCCTCGGCTCTACGGAAAAAATATACAATACTGCCATTCGTCAAACGGCCCGATTTGTAGAAAAAAACAACATCCCAGCAGACGAAGTGCAACGCTATTACAATGACGCGCTGGCTATTGCCGCCAACGTAAAAAATATCTTTGAAAACGCGACGTACGTTTTGAAACATCGCGACGTAAAAGGCGTAAACCGCGATATTAAACGCTATGCTGCTGCGGTACACGTGGACGCAAGACCGTATTTTGTAATGATTACCGTAAAAGACAACGGACAAATGGCAGGAGTGCAACTTTATGACTTGCAGGCAGAAAATAAAAGTGCCTTGAAGGTCAACTCCGGCAAAACCGGCCATCTTCAAGGCAATAATAGTATAGACGATTTAGTGCGGTTTGTCAAGCGCAAAATTGCTAAATATAATAACAATGTTTCGGGGAAAGGCTTGGGCACGACGGAACTTTTGCAGGAAAATTTATTTAATATCCAACAAAACCTGTTTGATAGAGAGCAGAGTTTGTTTGATACGCAGGCCAACGCGGAGGAACGGACCGAACTTACGCAAGAGGACAGAGAACTCAAAGAGGCGGCGGACGGGCTGTTTACCGAAGAAGAATTAAAACCCGAACTGCCCAAATTTAAGCCGACCACCAAGCCCGAGCGTATAGAGGATTTTGGCGAAAAGATTTTAGGGGCCCGCAAGGATATGTGGGGCAAATACCGCGCCGCTATGACGAGTGAACTGCCTGCCGACGTGCGCAAAATTACGCTTTCGCAATACTTTCCGGAGCCGAATTACGAAGCGGCCATAGCCAAGGGCATTACTACCGAGCAACTGGCTATTGTAAAGGCTTTGCGTGATTCTATACCCGCCAAACCGCAACTGTTGGGCCGTGCGGCCCGTTGGGCAGAAGGCTTAAAAGCCGCACGCGAAACGGCCAACCAAGTGTTGCAACATCCGGAAATGGCAAACCTGTTCAAAGAAACAGACAAAACGGATACTATCCACAACCGCGTGGCCTTTTATTTGGAAATCGGCTATCCGGCATTTACTAAGGCCAAGGACTATACGCTGCGCAGTAGTGATTATTTAATGTACGGCGGCACACGCTTTAATACGCCTACTACTATCTATGAATTGGAACGCGGATATAAACGGGTGGCCGGTTCGCAAAACAGGGCCGAAATGGTGGCGCTGGCCCGCAAAATGCTGACCGAAACGGCCGCGCCCGCCAAAGCACCTACCAAATTGGACGTCTATCAAAGGCGCGACACCGGCGAAATTATCATTGGCAAGAAGATTGCCACGGGCAAATTTATTGACTTAAAAGGCGGCTTTGAGCGCGTAAAAGATGCGTTTGATTTTTTGACTAAAAACCAAGCGCATTTAGAAGCGCTATTGGCCGAAAAACGCAAAATTTACCCCGTCCGCCGCGATACCAACGCGCCGCGTGTGGGCAAGGAATACCGCCCGGCCGGAACGGTGATTACGCCGGAGCGGTTTAGCCAAGAGTTTGGCTTCCGCGGCGTACAGTTTGGCAACTGGGTGGAGCAGGAACGCCGCGCGCAGGACTTAAATAATGCCTATGATGCACTGTTGGATATGGCAGATATTATCCGCATACCGGCCCGGGCCGTGTCTTTGGACGGCACTTTGGGACTGGCCTTTGGCGCACGCGGCAAAGCCAATGAACTGGCCCATTACGAACGCGGCCAAGTGGTTATCAACTTGAATAAAAAGAACGGTGCGGGCAGTTTGGGCCACGAATGGTGGCACGCCTTGGATAACTATTTTAGCCGACAGGACGGGCAAAACGAAATGACCTCGGAAAACCCCAAGGCTAACAGCGCCTTGCGTCCGGAAATGAAAGAAGCTTACCAAGGCGTATTAAAAGCCATTACGGACACGTTTTACAACCGTAGTGTAAACTTGGATAAATTGCGTTCAAAACCCTATTGGAGTACCCGCACGGAAATGACCGCCCGCGCCTTTGAAAGTTATTTGATTTATAAGGCCAAGCAAGAGGGACACTCCAACGATTACTTGGCCAACCTTGTAAATCCGGAAGCATACTTGGGCGGGAAAGAACGTTTCCCGTACCCGACCGATACGGAAATGCCCGCTATTGCGGCCGCGTTTGACCGCTTTTTTAACACGTTAAAAACGGCCGAAACCCCGCGCGGCTATACGCTTTACGCGGAAAGCGAGGGCGACACGTCGTTTAACTTTGGCCAAAATGTGGCCCAGCCGGACTTTTTGGGTAAGGTGGTTTTTGCCCAAGACAGCAACCGCGCTATTATTGTAGCCAGCACGTCGGCCAACGAATCTACCGCCCTCCACGAGTATTTCCACGTTTGGGAGCGTGACCTTTACCGTGCGGAAAAAGTAAGCACGGAGCCCGAATTTTTGCAAATGATGCAGAGCTTACGGCAAATCCACGCGAGCAGCGCGCCCTTTGTAATGGAGTATTTGGGCAAAACCAAACTGCTAAACGATACCGCCCGCGCCAGCGTTTTGCAAACCATTCAAGCGCGCGGCGGGGACGAATACATCAAACGGCTTGCCTTTAATGATTCTTTGGACGAAAACGACACGACCGCCCAATTTGTACGGCGCGGGTTTAGGGAAAACTTTGCCACCAAGGCCGAAAAATACTTTCACAACGGCAAAGCCCCCAATGCGGCCTATAAAAGCCTGTTTGAAAAATTTGCCGCATGGCTGCGTGATATTTACGGTGCTTTAACCGGCGTGGAACTTTCGCCCGAGGTGCAAGAGTTCTTTGATAAACTCTTGGCCAAAGAAGCCCGCCGCGTGGACAGTAAACTCTTTACGGGCAAAGTGGATAAATTAAAACAACAAATTAACAACATCCGCCAAGGCAGCCCGCGGGGTGATTTTACCTTGGAGCAAATTAAAGACTTGGTCAGCACGTTGGACGCGCCCGCGCCCAAACTGCCCACGAACCACTTGCTTAAAGATTTGCGCCGCTATGGGGCCGAATACGCCAACGCCGGACAAATTGATAAAGAAGCCTATAAAAATGCCCGCGTATTTAATAAAAAGGGCGGCATTGGCGACGACCCCGCCCGTTGGCTGGCCGACCACGGCTATCTAACCGAGGCCGAGGGCCGCACCTATGAGGAGCAGGACCGTATCAACCAACAGGCTTACGACATGATAGACCGCGCATTAAACGGAGAGGTTATTTATCCCATTGGTACGGAAAAGCAAATAGCCGATTTTGAAAACTACAAAAGCCTGATGGATACTATGCGTGAAGCGTGGGGGGACCCGCGCGAAGCCAAAAAAACCTTAAAGGCCATTTTGGAACTGGAAGAAAAAGGCTACCGCGTAGTGGAAAAGCGCGACTTGGCGGACTTTTCCTTGCGGCTTGGGGAACTAAACCGCTTGGCCGAAAGATTGGATAACAAGAGCCAAACCGTGCAAAATAAAGAACAGGCTTCTGCCGCTACCTTGGATGCGGCCCGCAAGATTAAGCGCCACTTAATTACCGAACTCAACAAGCGGCAAATTGAGGGCAAAGACGGTTTAATTAAACAGTTGGAAAAGGCCAAAACTTTTGAAGAAATACAAACCGCGGCCGCGGGCGCGTTGGACTTTTTGGAAGACGCCTATGACCGCACGAACGAGGGGCAGGAGGAACGCCGCCGCACCGATTTGCCCAATACCAACTGGGACAACGTGCGCGCCGAACTTTTGCGCGCTTATAGCGAATCTATCGGACACGTTGACGAAAAGATACAGCAGGCTTGGCGCGTGCTGAATATGGCCTCCAGCGGGCAACTGAAACTTTATGAAAATCTGACAGACGAAGAAGTGGCCCGCCGGCGCACCGCGGCCGAAAAGGTGTTAAAAGAGGCGGAGCCAAAATTGGAAGCCGCCCTAATGCGGGCTATGGAAAGCGTACTGCGTAAACAAGGCGGGTTGGAAAGTGACCAAGTGCGCCGCTTGGTGGCCAAGTACGCGCGCAGCGCTAGCCGCCAACGCTCGCTTTGGAAACACGAGATAGACGAACTGATAAAACAAACGCGCGAAATTCAAGAGGACAATTACAAGCAGTATATGAATAAAAAAATCCAAGCCCTTTTGAATATGAATTTGTTTGACCGCCGGGGCAACTTCCGCCGCGCCATGACGGACCCAACGACTATGAGCGCCTTGGAAGAATTACGGCGCGTAGCACATTTGGGGCCGCAAAGCGCCGCCGACGAATTGCAAAACCGTATGCTTGTAGATAAACCCAACAGCCTGATTGATAGAATTATTAACGAAATGCTTTCCATACAGGCTTATGCGCGCAAGGACGTGACCTGCCAACTGTTTAAGCAAGCCTACGAGGATATTCACTCCCTGCGTAAAGCCGGCAGAGAGGCTAAAATTTTGGAAAAAATGATTAAAGACTTTCGCACCGAGCAGGATAAGAGCGAAGTGTTGGGCGCTATCAAAAAGAATAAAAAGGCCGGCAAGTTAAAGCAGATGTACGCCAGTTGGATAGCCAACTGGGAAAGTTTCTTGGATATGGTGACAGATAAAGAAACCAAGGAAAAATACTCCATGCTTAATTTGGAAGCCGATACCATTACCTACACTTGGCAGCGCAGAACGGAAATTATGGACGGCGTAAAGCGTATTTACGGCCTAGGCAGCAACCGCGAGGTGCAAAACAAAATGAACGCCTTACGCAACGAAAAATATACGTTTACCAACTATGCCTTGGTGGATAAAAACACCAACCCCGGCGCCATAAAGCGCACGGGCGAAGCCTTCCCCGAGGAACTGAACAAACTGCAAATTATTACGGCCTATATCTATGCCAAGAACGATAACTTAATGGACCGCTTATTAAACCAGTACGGGGGCCAATTAAACGATATGTTTGCCCTGCTAGATAAGCAGGACAGGGCCTTGGGGGATTTTTTACAAAAAGAGGCGGAAAAAACCTACGCGCAAATTAACAGCGTGTTTGTAAAAGAACGCGGCTACGATTTGCCCCGCGTGGAAAATTATTTCCCCAGCAAAACGGAGCGCGTGGAAAGTGAACTGGACTTTTTGAATGCGGCCGCCGCTATGAGCAAAAACCCGTCTTTTACCAAAATGCGCGCGAGCAGCGCGTTTGTGCAAATGAAACTGGAAAACCCCTTTGGCATTTTGTTTACCCATATTGACCGCGCGGCCGATTACACTTTTAAGGCGGAAAAGCTAAACCAAATTATCCGCGTGTTCAAAAGCCCGGTGTTAAAACCAGCGATTATTGAGAAGGTGGGCGAGGACTGCTATAAGCGTATGCTGGAACTGATTGACCAGTTTAGCGTAAGCAAGCCGCGGCTTAATTACGAAATGGATAAACTGGGCGATTGGCTGACTAACAATTATGTAAAGGGCGCCATTGCCTTAAAACCGACGATTGCCGTAAAGCAGTTGATTTCCTCTATAAACTATGCGGAAAATATGCCGGCCACCCAATGGGTAAGCGGATTTGCCAAGGCTATTATGCACCCCAAAGAAACGGTGGAATTTATGATGTCTGGCGACCCGTATTTGAAAGCGCGGTATGAAAGCGGCTCTATGAACGAGGCCTTGGCCCGCGCCACCGCAGATGCCAACGCCCTGACGGCACGGGGTAAATTCCTGCGCTTTACCGACTTATTAACAATTAATACGCGCCTAGGGGACGTGGGCGCTATTATGTTTGGCGGCAAGCCGTATGTGGACTATTTAATGCAGACCAAGGGAATGAGTAAAAAGGAAGCGTTTGCCGAGTTTAGAAAGTCCACCCTGCGTAGCCAACAGGCCAATACGAGAAGCAGTTTATCTACCTTGCAGGCGCGGGATATGAACTTTATCGTGCGCGGCCTGTTTGCCTTTAAGAATACACCCGCCCAATACGCACGCAAAATTGCCGACGCAATTTATGAATACCAACGCGGGGAAATTTCCCGCGCGCAACTGGCCAAGGTGGTGGCCATTTACGGGTTGTTTAACTCGTGGATGTACTCCGCCCTGACGACGCTGGGAATTTTAGCTTGGTACTATGACGACGATGATGCGGACGAAATTCTGGCAGACGAACTGTTTTTTAGCCCGTTTGTGCAAATGGCCGGTTGTTTGCCTGTGCTGGATATGGCCGTGGGAACGGCCGCAGAAGTGGCTAAAGCAAAGATGTTTGACCATAAAGTGCGTATGGAACGCCCGGAACTGCCGGTAGTAAGCGACCTGTTCAAAATGGGACAAACGGCCGTAAAGGACGATTTGGCCGCCGAGGATGTTTTGAATATGCTAGTGGAAAGCGGGCAGTTAATCGGCGGGCTTCCTACCAAATATGCCAAGGGGTTTTATACCGGCGCCGGCGATATTGCCGGCGGCGAAAACCCAATGCGCGGATTTTTGCAAATGCTGGGCTACACCGAAAACCGCGCCCATATTGCCACGAATACCAAAGAATAAGGAGCAAATAAAATGAGTATCTCTACCACTAAAACAAAAGTAATATACCAAGGTGACGGACAAAACCGCCGTTTTGAAATACCGTTCCCGTTTTTAAGCGTGGGGGATGTGCGCGCCCTGCTGACCGACCAAAACGGCGCGGAAACGGATGTGAGTGATAAAACACAAATAGATACCAGCCGTGCATTTTTGATTTATCCAAAGGGAGAAGAAGCCCCTTTGCCCCAAGGTGCGCGCCTGACTTTATACCGCCAAACATTACCCACCCAAGAAAATGACCTTATCCAACAGGCCGTACTGCATAAAGAGAGTTTGGAAAAATCGTTAGATAAACTAACCATGATTGCGCAAGAAGTATGCGAGCGTTTAACGCGCACCGTGGCCGTAGGGGTGACGGACGAGGCAAGCCCCACCGTGGAAACTTTAATAAGTGATATGCGCGCGTTATACGGTGATATTTTGAAGCAGACAGATATAACCCGTGAAGAAGCGCAGAAGGCCATTAAAGCCGCGGTGGAAGCCTACGAACAGGCCGAAAAATTATATGCCACCGTGGAGTATTACGACGCGGGAACCCCAAGCATAAACTATGACGGCGGTTTGACAGAGGTAAAGTTAAACGAATCCTATAAGGCAGACGGGTGTACCTTAAAAGTATTTGTAAACGGTAAACTGCTGCGCCAAGGCGCGGATAAAGATTATGTGGAAGTAGTAAGCCAAGAACTGGCCCAAAGCGGGGATGATTACGGCGATACGGTGCGGTTTAATACCCCGCTAACAGCAGGGGACCAACTGGTGTTTATGTTCTCGGACACGTTGACTATGCCGGGGGGCGAAGTTGCACAACAAGCCGCTATGGCGGCCCAACAGGCCCAGCAGAGCGCCACGGCCTGCGCAAAAAGTGCCGAGGCGGCTAAAGCAAGCGCGGAAACTTTTGTGCCAAAACAAATTGGCGAGGTTTACCAAAGCCAAAGCGCGTTGCCGGCGGATAATGCGGGGGCCTTGCCCGCATGGACCGGCCAACGGGTAGAAGACGCTAAAACTTATTGGCCGGCTTTATACAAATTTGTGGCCGCGCATCCGGAATTACAAAAAACAAAAGCAGAGTACGAGGAGCTGTTGGCAAAAAACGGGGAAGTGCCCTTTTATATAAAAGACGACGAGGCAGATGGAAACTTGCGTTTGCCGACATTAAAAAGACATACCGCTTCCAGCGGGGCTTTGGTGACGGCTACGGCGCCGGATTGGAGTAAAACCAAAGACGCGGGCAGAAGCGGTACGGTTAGCCAAGACGGCTATTTGTTGGTATATAGCTGGAACTATGGGGAAGGATACGGACAAATTACTATCAACGGAGTCACTTTTCCATTAAACAAAAGCAACAAAAGTAAGCACAATAACGGCTCCGCCAATGCTACCTTCCTGCGTGTGAAAAAAAATGATACCTACGCATTGAACGGTTATAAAGATGCGGTCACTATGTGGTTTGTGCCGTGTTTGGGGTTGCATGAAGAAGATAACCAGTATAACTACCCGTGGGTGGTGGCCGCCAATGCCATTGAGGGGCTGATTAAACACAACGGCGGGTTTATTACCGTGCAAACTTATACGCGCGACGCTTGGGATGCCTTGGTGGAAAAACCCACCCGCGAACTTTCTTTAATTGAAGAAGAAATAAAATAAGGGCCTATTATGACGATTTTTTTGAATGGGAAAAAATATGTAAAAGCCTATTTGGACGGCAAGGAATTTACTACGGCTTATTTTAATAATAAATTGGTAATGCTGATGCCGGACTATAACAAATATCTGTTGGCCAAAAAGAACGTGTTTTTGCGCCTTGGAAAAAACTATTTTTGGGGCTTTGGAAATACACCGCAAGTGGTGTGTGACCATTTAAGCTTAAGCGCGTTGGGGCGTGCCCCGTTTGAAATACAGTTTGCCGTAAAGCCGCAAAATGCCGGTACGCACTATTTGTTTGAACTGGCGGGGGTGGTGCGTGTAAAAAGCGAAGCCGCCACCTTGGCGTTTGCTTTTGCTTGGGACACTGTGCCTAGGTGGAAGAACCTTCCTGCCGGCACGCTGCTTGCCGGTTGGAATAGCGTTTTGTTAAAACAAGACGGCCAACAAATGGTGCTGACGGTAAACGGTAAAAACTTTACCCTGCACAACAGCGCGGAAGAACTGCCAAGTTTAACTTGTGGAAAGCTGAAAGTATGGGCAGATTGGGAAGAAATAAAAAATTTGAAATTGACGAAAGGAGCATAGTATGGCAACGACAAAACAAATAGACGAACTGAATAGGGCCGCGGCCCTGAACAACGGGGATATTTTGGCGGTGGCGCAAGCCGATAAAGACGAAGCACAGGGAGTGCCGGTATCTATGCTGGCACAAAAAGTGGCGGACTTAAACACCCAAGGCGCACTAACAGAACTTGCGCTGGCCACCTCTATCGGTAAAAACTTATTAGCGCAACGGTTGAACGAAAAAGGGGTAGCATGTGCGCCGACGGACACGTTGGTATCTATGGCGGACAAAGTAAATAATCTTATTATTGACGGACAAAGTACGAATGTTATAACCCCAGTTATAGTTAGTACGACAACCGCCGGCGTGACGACTAATGCTTGCATGCAGTATGTTGGTGCAAAACCTAGTGAACTAGGCAGTCTTGTTGTATTAGACCAAAGCACAAACACTATCCGATTAGTGCCAAACGGGGCTTATTCTTCAATTAGTGATGCCTTATTAAACGCAGTTGCTAGCCTTGATGTTCCGCCCAACACTAACAGACTGCGTGCTTTGGGGATTTCTCAAAACGAAAAATATGTGATTACCGACATTGATACTAATAAAATTAATATCTATGAAGTAAATGCCGCGGCCGGAACTTTAACCCTTAAACACGAGATAACTACTAAAAACGATGTATTTGCCAGTACGCGTGCAGATTATGATTACTACTTGCAGTATTTAACTGTTTCTAACGACGGCGATAGGTACGCTTTTTGGACCCCGTCACACGAAGTTGTGATTGGCAGTGTAAGCAAAGATAAAGAGTTGAAAACCACTTCTGTAAATAATTATGGGCAAGAGCAAATATTTTTCCTTGAGGGCACAAAGTATGTAGGTATTCTTTTTCGCAGGCATTATGATTATGGACCCAGCGGGTATGTGAAGATAGAATACGATTTTGATAAAGAAACAATACACTTATTCCAAGTAAACGGCGCAACAAATAAATTGGCGTACTTTGAGCCGCGTACACAAAAAATTATTGTAGAGGAAATAATTGCAAACACCAATTTGCCATACAGAAACGCGGCCGATTACAGAATTACTATCCGTTCGTCTGACGACTATTCTGTATTGTTTGACGAAAAGGTACAAATAGTAGTCCCTTTGTACGCTATAAGCAGCTATTATAGCAAGAATTACAAAGCTGAGGGGACGTATTATCAGGTTGCTTTTAATGAAGCCGAAGACACTTTTTCATTTATAAGCCCAGTGTACGGCCCCCTACTTGACTACAACAGAAAGAACAATACTTTTGTGGTGCATAAAAAAATAGTTTTAATGGACCCACACTCTGAGGCCGGCGCTGTTATTTTCTATAAAAACGGAACGGCATTAAAAATAAAAAAGAATATTAGTGGGCTTAATACAATATATCCTTATGGAATCCAATTAGGTAGCACCTCTAGCACAGTTTATGAGTGGACGAACAAGGAATATTATATTGGCAGTATCCGCATTAACGCAAATAATGGAAATATGGGGATATTTACTATGCTTGTAGCAGACCCCGCGAGTACGAAAGCATTGGTGGAAACAGGCGTGCTTGATGTAAACACTCCTAAAATGGAAATTAAATAAAAAAAGGGAAAAATAAATATGCATGTGAAAAAAATACAATGGGCGGATTTGGCTAATCCGTTGCGCGGGGTGCCGGAGGTATCCGCTCCGGCTGAACCCAAAAAAGAGGAGGAGTAATGAACCCGGACAAAGTAAAAGGTTGGGTGTGGCTCGCAGGTGTGATTGGCGCGGTGGCTTTTTGGTGTTTTACCATTTACGGCCTGCCGCCGCGGGTGGATAAGTTGGAGCGCACGGTAGCCGAACACGAGCGCAAAATGACTGAAACCGGCGTTAAGGTAGATATTATACTTGACGACGTAAAAACCATTAAAGGGTTTATTTTACAACGCCACAACGGAGGCAACTAATGGATAACGTAAAAGCCGCGGCCAAAATACGACGCTATGAGGGTTTTTCCAAACTCCCCTACAAGTGCCCCACGGGCCATTTAACCATTGGCTACGGGCATAATTTGGAAAACGGTATCAGCGCCAATGCCGCCTTGTTTATCTTGCAAGAGGATTTAGCGCACGCGGAACGAGCCGTCAAAGACGCGTTCCCATGGTGGTGGAAACTGGACGACGCACGGCAATTTGTGCTAGTGGATATGGCTTTCAATATGGGCCTTGCGGGCTTAAAAGGCTTCAAAAAAATGCTTGCCGCCGCCGAACAGGGCGACTACCAAACCGCCGCCAAAGAGATGTTGGCCAGCAAATGGGCGGCGCAAGTAGGCCGCCGAGCGGTAGAAAACGCCCGCATGATGGAAACGGGCAAATGGATTTAATGCCTGAAATTGGTGGGGGAAAAAGGGCCCCAATAACGGGGCCCAAAGAAAGATTATTTCCAAACCAAGGTGGGTTTTATCTTCTTGGTAGCACAATCGGATAGGTACATGTTTATCAATTTTTGATACGGTACGCCAACATCTTGCGCGGTCTTTTTGAAGTATTCAATCGTATCCACATTTAGGCGGATAGAGATTTGCCGGCGCAAGCGGGCGGCATAGGGATTCGGTTTTGCATTGGTGAAATTATATTCTTTTTTCATAAGTTGCCCCCATAGGATTTACTTTCGTTTTTGGTCGCTTTGCGGGCGGAAATAATACGGATAATTTCGTCCTGTGCCCGGTAGCAATGGCAAACTACCAATAGTTTAAGCGACTGGCTAAGACCCAAAATGATAAACCTGTCTTCGGTTTCAGAGTGGTCCGGGTCCGCAATGATACGGGCGTTGTCATCGTAAAAGACGGTCTTGGCTTCCTCAAACGACACCTTATGTTTGCGGATATTAATGGCGTCTTTTTTAGGGTCCCATTCAAAATGTATATGTTTCATAATTATATTGTATATACAAAATGGGAAAAAATCAAGTGGGAAAATTAAAATAAAGGAGTGGTAAAATGGAACACATCAAAGAAGCAGTGGTATGGTTAAAAACTAACTGGGACAGCGTACTGGCCCTGTGGGCGTGCTTAATCGGCGCGGCGGAAATTATCGTTAAATGGTGCGATAGCGCGCGTGCTATTGCGGTGGTGGAAAAAATCCGCACCGTGGCCGTCAAGCTGATTAGCTGGCTGACGAAGTTCGGCTTTGAAGCGGACAAAGTAAAGGCGGCCGGAAAATGACTCCGTGGGCAATAATCGGAGTTATTGGCGGATTGGTTGCGTTCGGAGCGGTGATGTACCGCTCCGGACGTAAAGCCGCCCAGAACAAGGCCCTGCGGGCCAAGGAGCGGGAAAATGCAAAAGTGGACGAAGCTATGCGCCATGTGGCTAGGCTTAATCGGGCTGATTTGCTTATGCGGTTGCGCGAGCGTAAAAAGTAATGCGGCGGTGTGCCGCATACAGTTTGACTACCAAGACGCGGGCATTGAATCCTTAAACGAGCAAAACCTGCGCGCGTTGGTGGTTTTTAAGCAAGTGTGTGAGTAGGTGGGCGGAAAAATATTCCCTTGATATACGCCCGATAGTAGGAGTGACAAATGAATAAAACGCAACTTGCCGCGCGCGGGCGTTGCAAATACGCGGAATACGACCACTATTTTTGGGAATACATGTGCCTGAAAACAGGGGAACCCTGTTGGGTGGCGTGTGAAAAATGCGCGCTAAAACGGCAAAAGGGGGGGAGGAAAAAAGAGCTATATTAGGAGGCTGCAACGTTTTTGTTCTTTTCTGAAATAACTTGTCAGATTTACAAAAAACACTTATAATATAAGGGAAGTAAAGTTTATTATATATTTGATAATTTGTATAAATGTATTACCGTTTTTCTTAAAAAAGGAAAACGGGCTTTGTTGTCTGTAAACGGGAGGTTGTACTATGTCAACTATGGTTAGCGTTTTTGATGTGGCACAGTATATTTTGCAAACAATAGGTGCTCCTATTTCTACTATGAAACTGCAGAAACTGGTGTATTATTGTCAGGCTTGGCATTTGGCGTGGGAAAATGTGCCTTTGTTCAACGAAGACTTTGAGGCGTGGGCAAATGGACCCGTATGCCGAGAACTCTATAATTTGCATCGTGGAATATTTTCATTATCAAAAAAAGATTTTGCAGATATATTAAAACAAAATAATAAACAAGTTTCTTCTTTGCCAAAAAAAGAACAGGAAACAGTAGATTCTGTAATAGAATTCTATGGGAAGAAAGAACCGGCTTGGTTGAGCGCATGTACCCATGCAGAACGCCCTTGGAAAGAAGCTCGGGGAGATACTCCGTTGGGACAAATATCTACTAATATTATATCTAAGGATTCTATGTTGGAATATTATTCTGAACTATCTGTAAAATCAAATGACAAAAAAACCGTATGCTAATGCTGTGCAGAAAAACAAAAAGCCTATGTCTAGTATAGGCGATTTTTCCAAGAAACCATCTTGTGATGTTTGTCCTTTTTTATTGGAATATAAAGATAAATATTTTAGGTGGACTTTTAGTCCAAATAAATTGGAACAAGGAAATACTTATGGTAATTGGAAGGTTTACCAAGATACACCTTTGAAGGATATTTTATTTATATTCCAAAAATTAGCCTCATACGAATCTTGGACTTGGCGTAAGATTGAATCAAGTTCAAATCATACTTCTACTGGGCTATTTTCTATTGATACATTGGATAAACAATATAAGGATAGAGTGGCTGCCTTTTTTGAAAGGAACCAGTTGGATACGGATTCTTTTTATAAAATAGAAATTAACGGCAAACATAGAATTTGGGGAATAAGAGAGGATAATGTATTTTTCCCGATTTGGAATGACACTGAACACTTATTCTATAGAGTGCCCAAAAAGCATACCTAGTTTTACTAAAATAATTAACAGGGATAAAGTGGGGGGCAACCCGACGAAAAGCAAACGGCCTCCCTCTCCGTTTTTTTCTTCCTAAAACCCGCTTATTCGTTGTTGTTCGGTCGGTCGGATACCTCCGCGCTTCGCGCGTGCAAGGCAGTATACCTCCCTCCGCTCACGCCTAGAATAAGCGGGTTTTTGTTTGAAAAAATCCCCGCGTTTTAGATTTAGAAATAACTTTTTTGGGAGCAACACCAACTGCTTGGTGTTGCGTAGGGATTTGAAGCCCGCAGCGTTGTGTGAGTTTGAAGCCGTAGGCTGAAAGGCGAACACCGCGAGGGCGGGCCCGGGCAAAATTTCCGTCAGGAAATTTATGCAGGGCGAATCCCTCCCTCTCCGTTTTTTTCTTCCTAAAACCCGCTTATTCGTTGTTGTTCGGTCGGTCGGATACCTCCGCGCTACCGCGCGTGTATGGCAGTATTCCTCCCTCCGCTCACGGCTAGAATAAGCGGGTTTTTGTTTGAAAAAATTTCCGCGTTTTAGATTTCCTGGAAGTATAAAGTTGCTTAGCAATAAAAAAGGAACCCTGCCACCGCGCATTTAAGCACTTTGAGGCAGGGTTCCAGTACAAATAGGATAACTAATAAAGAGAATGTTGTCAATGCCAATAAAAGCGCCCCTACTAACATCCCGGGCGTACCCGGGCATAAGGGGCTTACATATAATTTAGCGGATTTAGATAAATTTGTCAAACGTAAAATTGCTAAATATAATAACTACGTTGCGACGTAAAAGGCGTGGAACGCAAAATGAAACGCTATGCCGCCGCGGTAAAGGTGGCAGATAGACCTTACTATGTAATGAGTACCGTAAAAGACAACGGACAAATGACGGGGATGCTACTTTATGACTTGCAGGCAGAAAATAAAAGCGCCCTGGCGGTCATCTCGGGCAAAACCCGCCAACACCAGGGCGAAGATATAGTAGCAGATTTAGTGCGGTTTGTCAAGCGCAAAATTGCTAAATATAATAACTACGTTGCGACGTAAAAGGCGTGGAACGCAAAATGAAACGCTATGCCGCCGCAGTAAAGGTGGCAGATAGACCTTACTATGTAATGATTACCGTAAAAGACAACGGACAAATGGCAGGAGTGCAACTTTATGACTTGCAGGCGGAACATAAAAGCGCCCTGACGGTCATCTCGGGCATAACCCGCCATCGTCAAGGCAATAATAGTATAGACGATTTAGTGCGGTTTGTCAAACGCAAAATTGCTAAATATAATAACTGCGTTTCGGGGCAAGGCCCCGGCGTGCTATTCCAAACCGGCTATCACGCAAGCGCGGGGGCATACAGTACCCGCTTTTCCGCTAATTAAAATTACCCCGCACCACCTCTAACCTATAAATTAGCCAACGGTAGAACCTTACCCCGCTTTCCGCTGATTAAAAATTACCCGACACAACATTTGTCGTAGCGGCAGATTATACTGTAATTATAAGTAGTGTTTTTGGCATAAACCTGCCCCGCGCAATTTTGCTAAACAGGGGTAATTTATACATCCAAAAACGTCGCCATTTGGCCTTTATGCCCGCGCAATTTTGCCAAACGGGGGCCATTTGTGCGCGCTACTAAGGAGAATCCCATGAACCAAAAAGAAACTTCCCACTTGCCGCATTGTACCATTCCGCAACCAACGCCGTCGTGGTTGCAAGGCTTCACACCGCTTTTACAACAAGCCCGCTGGCTGAGCAATAACGATAAAAACAAAGAGGCCCTAACCTTGGCCTTGGCTGAATATAAACGGCAGCCGTCGTTAGAGGCGTTGGAACAGGCTTTTGACATCCACTTAGAATTAGAACAATTTGAGCAGGCCAAAGCCCTGTTAAAAGAAATGAAAAAACTGGGGGCAACGGCCGCTTTTTTGGACTTACAAAAAGCTACTTATTATTTTATCACCCAAAAACCTTCACTTCTCAAACGCTATGTAAAACAAGCCTTTGAGCATAAAAACCAGTTAGATAGCCGCCATAGGGCTTTTCTTTATTTTCTGCAAGGTTCGGCGGCCTTGGTCCAAAACAAACCGGAAACGTTCCCATTCACACAAGCCTTACGTTATAGTTATTTGCTTATGCCCAGCGAACTTGGGCTATGCTATTTGATGCGCGGGCTGATTCGTTTGGAACAGGAATCCTACGAAGCCGCCTATCGGGATGCCCAAAGCAGTTTGCGGGCCTATCCTAAAAATGATGACGCATATTATCTGCGCGCCATGGCGGGGTATTTTTCGGGGCATTTGAGCCACCTTTTGGAAGATACAAACAGGGTATTGCAAAGTAAAGAAGATACAATAGGTGCGGATAGCAAAGAAGCCATGCGCGAGATACAAAACGCGTTGCCGCCGGAACCGCTGGTTATTGATAAAGATTTTATAGCGGAGCTTTACAAGCAATTTTACGGCGAGTTGGATGAAGTGTTGGATACCCCAAAAAGCCTTTCGGATTGCGTAGGCACCTTAACCAAAGAACGGCTGGCAACTATATTGGAAAACGCCCTCCAAAAGAGTGTGGCCTATTTGGAACAGGCTTTTGGCTTGCTCAAACAGCCGGATTTACCCCAAAAAATAAGCCAAATAAAAGAGCGCCTGCAAGCCCGCGCCGCTAAGGATTTCACCCCGGTTTGCTTGCGTTTAACCAAGCCGGATTGTACCGCGTTGACGGAGGAAACCCTTAAACTGTGGCAAGAGGATATTGGCGCGGTTTTTGATGCCCTGCAAACAATATACGACGCCGTGATAGAAGAAACCGACCGCTTGGTTGATGCCTACCATTTGCCGGTGTATGTGGGGAATAAAAAGCAAAAATAAGCCGCGGTTTGTGTGGCGTGCGGCCTGGGTGCGGTTTGCGGGGCGCTCGGCCTGGTTTTAGTGCGGTTTGCGGCCTGATGTGCGGCTTGGTTTTGGTGTGGCGGCTTGCGGTTTGGTGTGCGGCCCGATTTTACCGCGGCGGTTTGGTGGCGGTTTGCGGCCTAGGTTGTGCTAGGCGGTGGCTAAAAAGTGCCGGTTGCGGCCCCGGAATTTGCCCTTACACTGAATAGCGCAAATCATTTTCCGGCAACTTTTAGGGGGGGGATAAAAAAACTCCTTGTGTGAATTATCTGAAATTAACAGGTAATTAAACACACAAGGAGTTTTCTTGTCTGCGGTAAATTTCCGCACTCCACCAACCCGTCCGGTGGTTAAAATATCATACCGAAAGAAGCATTTTGCTAACGGTTGATATGCCTTTGTTTAGAAAGTCTAAAAAAAGACTTTCCTTTTGTCCTTTTTGAGCTGTTCTATATTTTCGTCAATAGCCCGTTGTAAGTTCCTTAAAGAGGAAATATAATTTTCTGCTAAATCGGCTTGTTTCTTATCTATATTTCTCCCCGAAGACAAATACGCTTTTATTTTATCCCAAAAGGACAAAATTTTTGTCTTAAAAGAGATATTATAAATACTGGTAAAAACCTCACCGAAAGTTTCAAGATTATCCATAACCTCTTTCTTTAATTCTTCAATATCTTGTTTCAGCACCTCTTGCTGTTCCTGATAGCTTTTAATGGACAAATTCCCAGCCACCGGTCCGAACATAGGAGGCAGAATATATTTCCATATTGAGTGCATATCATCCAATGTGGGGGATTTAATCAAAGCATTCAAGCGTTTTTGAATTTTTTTTCCTATTTCACTATGAATCTTATCCAACCCTTTGCAATATATAGTATAGAGGTTGTCCGTGGAAAATTCTGACAAAATTTTGAGGACATCTTCACGTCCTGTTTTTTTGATTAGTTCTCCGGTCATTTTTTTATCTTCTATATTGCATACCTCTGCAACGGCATATTGGTTAGCATACTTATCGGTCAATTCGTTCTTAATACGAAGCGCATATTTTTGGCGCATGTCATTAGTAGCGCTCTCTACATTCGTTAGAACGATAAGCACCTTGTAGCCGGTATTTAACAGACACCGCAACATATCAAACTCAAAATCTTCCATTTTGTTACGCGCATAATTAAAGCAATAAATGATACCACAAATCATTTTAGTATCCCAATTTGATTGCAATTTTTCGTGGACAAGAGATTTCCATTCATCGGCTTTGTTGGCTTCCAACCCCCACGAATCAAAAAATGTGAGTGTTGCGTTATCTTCAAATGGACTGGGGCAAACTTCCTCTTGCCATTTTCCTTCCTGCGTGACAGGTTTTCCGGCGCCGGTTTTTACCACATCTTTGCCTAAAATGAGGTTAATAAGGGAACTTTTCCCAACACCGGTTTTGCCTAAAAGCAAAAAATTTTTATTATGCTTAAGCATTTTTTTTATTCTCCTTTATTTCTTTCAAAATGCCGTCTTTCTTTTGGGTATAAATTGCTGTAATTTGCGATATAAATTCTTTAGAACCCAAAATTTTCTCCAAATCAATCGTCACCGGTTCGCCCTTCAACATTTGTGTAGCTTGTTTGGCGCACAAAGCAATCAGTGCTTCACCAATAGCATAGGTAAATGCCGCCGCCACCGAAGCATTTAACATGCCGCCAACTATTGGCCCGGCGAAGGGGATAAGTTTAAGTAGTTCTGCGGAAAGCACCCGGCCTGCTTGGGCCACGCTCAAAGAACCTAACAACCCGGTTATAGTACCAACTGCTACCGATATATTGTAGATGCGTAAGATTTTATAAATGAGCAAAGTTTGGATACCAATGAGTCCCGGCGCTTGCGCGAACGGGACCGGCATTGCCGCATAGGCCGCTGCGCTCGCCGTGGCAATCCACGCCGCTTTGCGCGCTTCTTTTTCTTTTGGAAGTAAACCTTCTTTAAGGGAAAATAGAAAGCGTCTGCGAAAACTCTCGGGCATAACATTGTATGTCCAATCTATGAGTTGTTCACTGCCGCATTGATGTACTAACGGCTCACGGGTACTTACCGCAAAAATAGGGGCTTCTACATTAGAACGGATTGCCTCTGTTAGTTCGTTATATTGTCTATCTGTTAAAGTATCCAATTTGGTAATCAAAACGCAAACCGGAAAGCCGAGCCCTTGTATTTCTTTAATTAAATCAAAATCTAAATCAGTGACTTTTTTACCGCCCCCATCAATAGTGTACCAAACTGCTTGCAACCCATCAGGCCCTTGTTTGGACGGATTTTTCAAAAACTCCTCAATTAACATTTCGCGGTAATGGGCTTGCTTGTCCGAACCTGTTTCATACCCTTCGCTATCATAAATATTAATATGTTCTCCCGGATACTTTACAATATCACGCGTGCAAGGTTCCGTATTTTCTCCTACCTTTAATCCTTCATTGGCAAATACATGAAGCAAAGTAAAAGAGGTCTTGCCCGAGCCGGTCATCCCGCAAATAAGAACACTGGGTTTATTGCCGGCTTTAAGCCATTCTTCTATATCTTCTTTAACTTTTTCATCTATTTTTTCTTTGTTGTATTCTTGCATAATACTCTCCTTTGGTTTCTCTTACATTCTATCTTACCAGGCCACGGCGACAACTCTGGTGTCGTAAAACTTTGCGGGAGCAGTTCAGGCAGGCATAAAAAAACGGCGTGTTATGGTTGGGCATTAGAATAACCAACATAACCGCCGACGCACCTGCCCTATTGGACAGGTGTCAATACGATTATTTTGAGGATTCCAAAGTGCCGTCAGATGTTCTCCGTCAGCTCTGCTTGGCCCGAAGCCAAACTTCCTAAAATAAATCACACATTCGCAAGTTTCACTTTGAAAATTATAACATAGTTGACAAGGAAAAGCTAAAAAAACATAATAATGCTATGATTAAATCCGCTACTTTACATAAATTTACACGCATTTTATATTTGCTTAATAAGCTGGATAGAGGGCGCATTACGCTCACGCAAGAGGCCAAAAGCCTTGGGTTTTCCGTGCGCACCTTGCAGCGCGATTTGCTGGAAATGGAACGCGCCGGATTTCCGCTATCGGAATTTGCCGCCGGCAGATACACCTTTGCGGAGGGGTTTTCCTTGCGCAAAATGCCGCTGTCCTCGCGCGATAAAGCCCTGCTAGCCCTTACCGGCCAGTTGGCGCAATCATTGGGCCCCCAATGGCAGGCCAGTTTCAAACGCTTGAGCGAACAAGCCGTCCGCCCCGAGGCGCAATCGGTCTACTTTATCAAAATGCCGCGCATGTGGCACACCATTTCGCCCAATGTGCTGGATAAACTGGAACAGGCTATTTTGAAACATCAATATATAGATGTGCATTATACCTCTCAAACCAAACGCGCGTGGAGCCGCGGCCTGCGCCCCTTAAAAATGGCCCTGTTTGACGGGTTCTGGTATTTAATTGCTATCAACAATGTAAATACTTTTATGAAGTTCTCCCTCGGGCGCATTATACAGGTGCGTACCCACAGCGAAACATTCCCGCCCTTTGGTATAGATGAAAAACTGGCCCAAGCGCCCAATATTTGGTTTGATACGGAACAAAAAATAAAAATAAAACTAAAAGTTTCCGGCGCGGTGGCGGGTTATTTTAAGGAAGTGGAATTTTTCCCGTATCAAAAAATTGAACAAGAGGAAAAAGACGGCTCGCTGGTGCTTTCGTGCCGGACGGCCAATTTTATGCAGGTGCTTCCGCAAATACAGCGGTGGCTTCCGAACATTCAAGTTATCAGCCCCGCGCCGCTCAAGCAAGCCTTGCAACAAATGCTTAAAAAGTATTTGGAATAACGCCTTTTATATTTGGGCCCCGGTGCCCACGGCCCCGCCCGTAAGTGCTTAAATGCGCGGTGGCGGGGCCATTTTTATATAGGGCTTGATTTACCGCAATCAGCCTGCTATACTATAAGCACGCCGCCCATGAACACCGGCTTTTGCCAGGCGCATGGGGGCGCTTTTTTGTGTCCGCTTGCGCGTTTTAACCGCAGTGCCAGCCCAAATTAGGTTCAAAAACATATACCAAAAGGGTTATAATATAAAAAATTTCCGACATTTGTTTTTGTTCTTATTTTTGTGTGCGCTCCGACGGTAAAAACGGCATAATTACAAACACCCGACGGAAAAAATAAATTTTCCGACGGAAAAAAAGCGTTTTTTGGGGGATTTTTATAAAATAATCTAAAATTTTTCTTGCTAAATTCTAAAAATTTATTACAATGAGGGAAAGAAGCAAAGGAGCGTGTGTATGAAAAAACTGCTAGTTCTGCTCATCACGTTATTATTAAGCAACACCGCTGTCTTTTCCCAAAATGCGTACAGGGTTTTGCGTTCTGCCGGCAACCGCGTAGGTAAAGTTGCCAATGTCGGCAACACCCGCATTACGCGCCACATAACAGCACCCGCCAGTTCTGCCAACTTGGCCAAAAAAGTAGTACAGACCTATTCCCCGAACTATACCAACGTATATTTCCGCAATACTACTTTCAGAAACAAATACTGGCCCGCCACTACCGTTCCGCAGGTGGTTATCTCTACCGAGTTTAAGACGCCTATTTTGCGCAACCCCAGCACGTTATGGGGTAGCTACCGCTATTTGAAAGAGCTGGTGCGCCTGTCACAAGAGCGCGGCGCCGTGGCAAAAGGCTACGAAAAAAAATGGCGCAACATCCGTGACGTTGCCACCTATCGCGGCGTACACCACATTGTAAACAAAAGTACCTTAAAAGAAATCTATACGCGCAAAAAAATTAAAGCCCAAAACAACCACAAGCCTTACCCCGTCCACTTGGGCGAAATGCAGAATGACGCCCCCGGTATTATTCATCCGTTCCACGGCAACCCGGAATATCAGGTCATGTTCCACAACATTAATCGCCAACTGGCGTTGTATGACGAAGGCGGCGTACGGGCAATTATTCTTGATTATTTTAACAATATGCAAGAATTACACCGGCTTTACCCGCGCGAAGCCCCTGTTATTTACCAAGAAATGGTGGATAACACCTTAAAAGAAGCACAGCTCTGGGCGGAAACCTACCGCTTACGCTGGAAATAAAAAGTATTTAGCAAGGTAATAAAAAACCCCCGGTTTAAGCCGGGGGTTTTTGTAAATCAGGTTGACAACGGCGTGCATTTTTCCTATACTATTTATGTACCGCTGTTGGCTGGGGTTATTCATAACGCCAGAGTTACCAGCGGTATATTTATTTTCTTGCGTTGGCCGCCAGTTGGGGTTGCTCCGCTTTCTTGGGCCTTGACAACATCCTCTTTTGTGAGTATCATATTTGTAGAGGCTTTGTAAGGAACGCCACGCAAGTAGAGGTGGCTGCTCTCCTTCAAGGCCTCTTTTTCATCTATATACAGCAATTTCCCTTTTTCTACTTGGTTCTTAAACCAATAGACATTATCTTTTCCATATACAGAATCAATCAAGTTCACTTCCACCGTACCGTCCGGGTCAATGGCTACCACCAAACGTTTTCCATTACGGTCAAAATCATTTAATACTGCCACAAAACTGTTTTGTACTGTATCTGATTTAAGCAGCATTACTGGGTCGGCCAATAACTCCGGCAAACGCTTAAAAGTCTCTATTTTTACGGCGTGTTTGGTTTGGGTATCCTTTTTAATTGTTTTCTGCTTTAATTTTAAGGAATACGCAGGTACGCCAACCGATGTAAGAGCAACCGACGGAGTACCTAAATTTATTTCCACCCAAATAGGAAGAGTTCCTTTTTCATAATCACTTATATTTTTATGGACTTCTTCTACCACATTTTCTTTTGGCGCAAATAAGTCCGCAATGCTAGGACGTACGTTTTCTATATTCTCTTTCAGATAGATGTTTGGGTTAGCGCTTTCTTGGGCCTTGACAATATCCTCTTTATTAGTTATCCTATTTCTACTGGAACCCTGCGGCAAAGTGCTTAAATGCGCGGCTGTGGGGTTCCTTTTTTATTACTAACCAACTTTATATTTCCGCAGAACCCAAAAACCCCGCTTGCGCGTAAAATGGGGGAGGAAAATAATATTTGGATTTGCCCTGCCCAAAATGTTGGCAAGCGCGGCAAACAAAAGATGATTGGGAAAATAATATTTGGATTTGCCCTGCATAAATTTCCTGACGGAAATTTTGCCCGGGCCCGCCCTCGTGGGGGCAAGCCTTTCAGCCTACGGCTTCAAACTCACACAACGCTGCGGGCTTCAAATCCCTGCGGCATAAAGCAGTTTATGCCGCACCTTATATTTCCGCAGAAACCAAAAACCCCGCTTTAAGCGGGGTTTTAGATTTCCACGGAGAGGGAGCCCGTTATCCGTCCGTCTAACCGTACCCAGTTTTGTGCCCAGTTTCAGCAGCACCCATTGGGGCGTTTTTTGCCTTCTACATCATACGTTTTGCGCATAGCAAACTCCTCTTTTTTACCTTTATTCCAGCCCTGCACCGGGCGCAAATAGCCAACGACGCGCGAATAAACTTCACACTTGGAGCCGTGTATGTCTTTCATTTGTTCTTTGATTTCGTTTATTTGTTTTTGCAAAGTTTTTTTGTCAGCCATATTGCACCTCTCATTATAACATGATTTATTTTGGCCGCAATAGCACAAGGACACATCCGGCACGAAACAAGCCAGAGTGGCTTGGCGCATACGGCACAAAAACTTTCCCCGAAATAATTATCAAATTCCGCATTTACGCATTTCACAAAACACTCCTCCACTTGGCCGGGTCGGTTTCATAATCCGGCTCATGACAAGTAGGACAGCAAACCCGGCAAAGCATCCTATACTTGCGGCACTCGTTGCCGTCCATATATTTGCACGTAATCATTAAAAATACACCCCCAACATAATGCCAGCCGAACGCGGGCCTCCGTACACGCCGACGGTTGTATTTTTGAAAATTCCTACAAAGTCATCTATCCGCCTGTCCGCAAACAAATACGGCTCCATATCGTGCGCAATACCGATACCCACACCGTATCTATTAAAATACATTAAACGTGCGCCTAGAGCGATTTTAAGGTCTTTTCCGGCCAACCCTTGCGCGGCTGGACGGAATGTAAACCCGGCGTGTTTAACGCGCACGGTGGCGGGGCCGGAAGCCGGCTGCACCACATTGACCGACCCCTCCGGCGGAACGTATTGCACGCGGGCGGACACCGTGCCGTCCTGCTTGCGCACGGTGGTAATCACTTTATTATCCGCCACCTTGACGGCCGCCTGCTGGTTGTCCGGGAGCGTGGCCGCGGTTTCTGTCAAACGGTCTATCTTTCGGGCCTTTTGGCAGTTCCCCAGCAGCAGCGCTCCCAGTACCACGGCAAGCATCAGACTAATCAGCCTTTTCATTTTCCAGCACGCACGCGGCTTTTTTTCCAATGGCTTTTACGATAGAGTCATAGCCAATTTGTGCCAGGGCCAATACAACCAGCCCGATAAAAACCGCCATAAGCGGCGTTTTGGCCGTAATGCCCGCGCCATAAACGGCAATGAACCCGCAGAGCATAGCCCCGACAAATACTGCCAAGGACCATACAAAGCCCGGCACCTTGAAAAACTTTTCTACCAAGTTTTTCGTCCACTCAATTAAGCCCACGCACGCAACCGCGGCCAGGCAGATAATCATTCCTAGTTCCATTTTTCACTCCTTTTTAATTCCGGCTGCTTTGCCGATATTAAATCCATTTGCCCGTTTCCATCATGCGGGCGTTTTCTACCGCTCGGCGGCCTACCTGCGCCGCCCATTTGCTGGCCAACATCTCTTTGGCGGCGGTTTGGTAGTCGCCCTGTTCGGCGGC